ATTCGTTCTAGATTCATAGTGTTGCAAGTTTAATAGTTGAAGTTGATGTTTTCAAATTATTTGAACGCCAAGTACGAACTGCTGACTTCCAATCTTTCATTTTGTTTTTGCCTATCATCCAACCTTTGGCTTCGTAGAAGTCATAGAACTTGTGAGACACGTCATTCATATTTTGTGAGTCCATATATTCACGTAGTTCTTCGATTGTTGGCTTGATAAACTTCTTACTTTTATTATTTATATCTTCATTTTCATTTTCATTTTCCATATGTTTTTCATATGATAAAGATATGTTTTTCATATCTTCTTTCTTTTTACGATTATTTGCTCTTGATTCACTATACTTCTTTCTCTTCTCAAACTCTTCTCTCATACGTGCATTGTAGTATCCTTCGTTACATTTTTCAAATTTATCAAAGATATCTTCGTCATATGATTCACATATCTTCAACATATCTTTCTCGCTTAGTACTCCTTTTTGATGTTGAATACAAAGTAGACGAATATATTTGCCGACTTGCTCGTTTGACATTAGCGTTGTACCTGTCAAGAAATCACTTGTGTAAAACAATACTGCTGGGTCCTTACTCATTTTTTTATCAATAAAAAACCCCATCAAGATAGTGCAGTAGGAGTGCGACTATCTCAACGGGGCAAAGTCTTTCTAACATTAGCAATCTCCTACATTGCTTGTTAACTCTACAAAAATAACAATCTACGATTTAATTGCAAACTATTTTTTTTTCTGTAAGTGAGTACCTACCGAAGCCTTCTGTCTCATCACACACGATATCCATTCCTTCTTTGTGACGAAGAGTGTGAATAAGCGCGGCGAGACGAAACGAACCATACAAGTTCAATGCGTCGATTGGTGTAATAGACTTACCATTCATCAAATGTGTCTTTACTTTTTTGAGTTGTGATTCTTTTTTCATATTTGTTTGTGATTAATTTTTAATTTGTTTAAGCCGTCTAGATTGCGATAGAGTTCTTTGTATACTACTAGACGTATGCCACTTTGTTTGATGATTTTAGCGCATTCTACACACGGCGACATAGTGACGTATAGTATTGCACCACTAGCGTCGTTTCCTGCTTTTAGAATTGCGTTCATTTCAGCGTGAATGACTTCGTCTTTTGTGACATCATTCTCTTCGCATTCGTTACAGAATCCTCGTGGTGTACCATTGTATCCAAATGAGATGATATTTCCATTTTTCACGATGATTGCACCTACTTTTTTACGATTACACCTAGATAAAGTAGATACTTCGTGAGCAATGTTCATATACATTTTCTCAAATTGTTCATCTCTGCTCATCGATTTTTGCGCTTATGTAACCAAGTACGAATGCTAATAGAATAAATCCATACCATATTAAGAGTTGTTTTTGTGTCATATAAGTCTAGTTTTAACGATTTGAACTATCTCGTGAAAGTTATCACCATAGACTTCTATGTGATTGTAGATTGAGCCGTAAGGTTGTAATGGTTGCAATGTCAACGTCATAGAATACGATTCTTCTAGTTGATACTGCACTTCTTCAACGCTTGGTTCACAATCAAACGCGCACACAATGTCATTGTCTTCGTTGATGAGAATGTACGCAGATTTCTTCAAGCGATTCTCAAACAACTCAGCATACACTCTCTTCTCAAATCGTGCGACTAGTTCCTGGTTGTAGTATACTCGATACTCAGTAGCGCCGTTTACGGTAGCATTAACAATGCGTGTCATTTTGCTTTGCCTTTATAGAATTTGAAGTCATAGAGTGCTTTCGAGAACTCGTCAAAATTCTCGATAGGTTCGTCTTTCTCGAATTGATAAGGTGTTGCTTCAGGCATATCACGAAATCTCTTCGAGTTTCTCTTGATGCAATGATGAGCATACCCAATCGCAAACGCAACAGGTGTGCCAATGATTAGATAAATGATGTCTAGTGCCATAGTTGTATAAATAGTGGGGGCTTTTACACCCCCATAATGTTTACAGAACTTGTAATTTCGATAGCGTTTCCGTGTGTGTATCTGTGATGACTTTTTGTACCACTCTTGTGAAAATTCATTTTCTTTTCACTAAAAGAATGAACGCCGTCAGGTTTTTGCCAATAACTTAAAGTAGTCAAAACAAACATTTTGTCATTCACTTCGCTTACAACCGCTTCGCTAATTGAACCACTTAAATCTGAATAGTAAGTAACGATGTCACCTACTTGTACATTTTTGAATTTGATATCTTGTGTCGTTTTCATATAGCAAAGATAATATCACCCACCATAAATGCAAGTACTTTGAAAACTTTTTTTCTATTTGTTTTGTTTTATGACAATTCTATGACATTATTAAGCATATGACCTGCGTAGTACAATTTCTCATCAATCAAATCTTTCACGTCATCAAGCGTGATATTCACTATGTGCTTCTTGTGCGAGTCAGGCATTCTAGGGTCATACGAAACAAAGAACGCATTCTCACAAGCAGACGCAATCATACCCATTTGCATTTGCCAATAGTACTCACTATGAAGCGATTTTAAGTCTTCGTTTGTCTTGATTGAAAAATTGCGTAGATGAATACCGCTATTAAAAGGACATTTTATCTCAACGATAAAGTCATCACCTAGCGCGTCGGGTGAATAACCACCAAACTCACCGTATTCGATGAAGACGAATGTCTCACCTCCGTAGTAAGTAGCAAGAGAGTTGAAAGGGTCAAACGCTTCGTATGCTTGTTTCTCGTGTTCTTTACCCCAATCGAGAGCGCGACCATATATTTCTGCGCGTTGATTTGTCAGAATCTCTGCACCTTTCTCGTAAATAAAAGTCTTTGCTGTCTCGCTCAAGTACTCCGATTTGTTTTTCGGAGTACCCATCAACTTGTAAATCTGTGAAGCGGTGAATCGAGAGCGACGCAAGTCTAGCCATTGCTCTTCATTTAATGTAGTCGTAACCATTTTCGCTCATTCATTTAGCACTAGACAACAATTTCAAATCACTATCACTCACGTTGTACTTTAGAGTGATGTCGCTTACTTTACCACCACGAGTGACGTGTTCGATTGCTCGTTGCCAATTAGCGTGTTTAGGTGTCAAGGTTTCTTTTTGTGGTGTGCGACCCATTGCTTTCTCACCATCGTCATCGTCGTCTATGTTAAGACCTAAGATTGCACCTAGAGCGTAACGTCGTGCGTAAGTGATTGCGCTACCCATTGCTTGTGGGTCGTTTTGCTTTGCGACAGGCATCTTGTACGATGACTCAATCCACTCACCGCTCTCGCTGTGAATTAAGATAGTAGTCAACGCGTCGTCGTCAGGTAGTTGCGCAAACGCTAGACCACACTCACTCAAAGGCTTTTGAATAGTGTCTAGAATGTTTGCGAGTGACGCATACTTTGACTTGAAGAACGGATTGTTTGCTTCTTTAGAAACTTTGCCGATTGATGATTGAAACTTGCACAATGCGAGTCCAATGTTCTTGATTGATTCACTTTTGTTCATATTAGTTTTCGATTTGTTCAATGATTTCTTTTGCCGTCTTGAATACCTTGATTGCGGTAGGGTGATACACATCACCATTTAAGTACTTACGAATAGTAGGAAGAGACAAACCTGTTCTCTCTTGAATTGTCTTTTGTAAGCCGTGATAACGCTTACTCTTTAACTCTTGTTGAATTGCTTCTATGTTAGTCATACTTCACAAAAGTACAACTATTTTTTCAATATGCAAACAAAAGAGAAAGATTTATTTTATTTCTATCGAGAAAATTCTGTTGCCTAGTTTAGTTGCTAGTTCATCAGAAATGCCGTCAAGAAGTTGTTGATTCCATACGTTGCGTATGAATTTAGTGCCTTTGATGCCACGACGACCTATTGCATTTGCGATTGCTTGTGCTTTGTTGCGACGTGCTACATTGACATTTTCTTTTTTAGTTGTACGCGTTTGAATGCCTTTATCTATGAGCCATTGCTCGATTGCGCTAACAGGTGGGCGTTTACCACGACGACGACCTGCATCTACATACTCTGCGTAGTCTTCCATACCTAGACGCATTGTCAACGACGTAGGTGTTCTTGTTGTCTCTAAAGGTTGAATAGATTGACGTAGTCTACCACTAGCGTTTGAATCGTATGTAAACTTACCTCTTCTTTTAGGTTTGTCTAGTTCTGCTTGTAGTTCTTTTGTGACGCGATTCCAAAAGTTTGCAATGATTTGATTCAACTCACTATCACCTTGA